GTTGCCGCAGATCGAGTTGTATTTAATGACGACGGTGTAATGAAGCAAGTGGCTATGTCGGATCTTGCAACATACATTGGATCGACGACAAGCTCCGGTACAGTCACAAGTGTAAATGTGTCAGTGCCAACTGGTTTATCGGTAAGTGGTGGACCTGTAACAACATCAGGAACAATCGCTATTTCATTAGCTAGTGGATTTGCGATACCTACAACAAGTTCTTTATCTCAATACGATACGTTTGTTGGTTATGGTAACCATGCTGCCGCAGGTTATATTAACAGTATCGCCGGAGGCACGGGCATAACTGTTACCGGTAGTGGAGCTAACAGAACAATATCAGCTAACCCTTCGGCAAACGGTATCGCTAGTACAACTCGTGGTGCGGTTGGCTCCTATGCGTGGATTGGGGCTGATAATACCGGACCTCTTATCGGTGGATCAGATTATTCCACAAACGCAAATAATCTCCACTATGCCGGTTTCTTGTCTGTAAGTGTTTACAATGATGATACGGCTGCAACTATTGATAATAACGACAGTTCAACATTGGTTTCTGGAACTTGGAAAGCAATTGGTAACGCTAGAAGATTAAACCCTAACGGTACTAATGCTGTTACTAACAGACGCCCATCAACATTAATGTTAAGGATAGCATAATGAGTATACCAATTACAGAGTATCGAAATGCAAAGTCATACGCGGCTGATAACAGCCGTATTGATGTTGAAATAAATCACCCAGATCATGGGTGGATACCTTATTCATGTAATTCATACGACACTGACATGACAATAAACAATGATGATTTATTAGCATTAATCGGAGATGATTTTGAACCATATGTTGCACCCACGCAAGAAGAATTAGATGCTAAAAAAGCACTAGATGTAAGAGAGTTGCGTGATCATTTACTGCAATCAGAAGTTGATCCTATTGTTTCTAATCCTTTACGTTGGGCAGAAATGAGCTCAGAAAAACAAGCTGAATGGGCGCAGTACCGTACAGACTTATTAAACGTGCCGCAGCAATCGGGATTTCCAAACACTATTTCATGGCCAACAAAACCAGAGTAATGACATGCCGCTAATACCGCTAAAAATTCCTGCCGGATTTTACAGAATAGGTACAGATTTAGACGCTTCTGGCAGATGGCGCGATGGTTCATTAGTAAGATGGCGTGACGGGTCTTTACGTCCAATAGGAGGATGGAGAACGCACACGACACTTGGTAAGGTTACAACTTACGCTCCAAGAGGCGCTCACGTTTGGAGAAGCAATGCAGGAACAAGGTATATGGCTGTAGGGTCATATAGTGAACTTTTTGCAGGTATAGCGTCAGGAAGTAAGTTTGATATTACGCCAACTGATTTGACAGATGGGCAAGAAACTGCCGGTCAAAATTTAGGATATGGGTACGGATTTTATGGTGGTAACGGCACATCTATACTTACAGGTCATACTTACGGCACTCCTAGACCAGACACAGGTGCGAATGTAATCGAGGCTACAACATGGTCTATCGATAACTTTGGAGAGTTTTTAGTAGCTTGCTCGACAGCCGACGGACGTTTATTGGAATGGCAATTAGGCACGTCAGCAAAGGCAGCGCCAATTGCAAATGCGCCAACAAACAATGAAGGTCTTATTGTTACAGAGGAAAGATTTATTCTTGCATTAGGATCTAATAACAATCCTCGTAAAATTGCTTGGTGCGATAGAGAAAATAATACTGTTTGGTCACCATTGGCCACAAACGAAGCAGGAGACTACGAGCTACAAACGTCAGGATCAATACAAACAGCCGTGAGGACAAGAGGTCAAACGCTCATTTTAACTGACGTCGATGCTCACGCAGCTCGATACATCGGCCCTCCATATGTTTTTGGATTCGAGCGAGTAGGCACTTCGTGCGGTATTCTTTCTCGTAAAGCTGTAGCCGATACTGATGCCGGCG